CGGGCACAGGCCCCCTCCTGGTCTCCATCTCATCGCGCACGACAGCCACGATCAGGTCTTCAATGGTCGGAGCAGCGTCACTCACAGGGGCACCCCCACAATCTCGGTCTCCCATGGCATGCCGCGGGAGCCGATGCGATGCGTGATCTTTGTCACGCGATATTGGCCCGCCACCATGCGCGACTCGACCTGCACGGCGCCACCAGGACGCAAGGATGGAAGAAGCAGGGCCTTGATACGCACCCCTTTGTCGGTGCGCTCGGGCGAGCCTATGAGACCGCTATAGGGGGTGATCAGTGGGGCATTGCCTGGCGCCACCTGCCCCTGGGCCAGCACATGCAGGGCGCCATCGCGGATCAGCCAGGAGGCGCCATCTGGGGCCAGGATCTCGTCGAGGATCTCGCGGACCCTGCCACACCAGGCGGTGCCGGCAGGATAGACCCGGGGCGTCAGCGGGGCGATATAGCCCCGCTTCAGGCCGGCATCCGCCATCAGATCGGTCAGTACCTGCTCACGCGTGGTGCCGGCGGAGTAGCTGCGGGTGCTGGTGGCATCCCGGTAGATGCGATGCCCATCTGCTGCCCGGATCTCGGTGACCTGCTCCGCGCCCTCGATGCGCGTGCGCACGCCTCTGGTGATGACTTCGCCGCGGAACAGGGTGCCGGCCACGGTCTCGCCACTGAGGATCTCCATCACCAGGCCCGACTGCTCGAGCCACTGCAGGGATGTCGGAGACAGTCCCCACAGACGCGCCGTGGCGGTATCTGGACGACTCCCGGCGGTGAGCTGCACCTCTGCCTCCAGATGGACGGGGGCATCCCAGCGACGCGCTGCCGCCCCAGAAAGGCCTACCCGGATCTCGGCGATCCTATCGGGGATGGTGATGGGGGCAGATGTGATCATGATACCGTCACATCCTCGCTGGTGGCGGATGCGGGCCAGTCATCAGCCTCGATGTAGACCAGCTCGCCGCGCCCGCCGAGGTCATCCTCACCGAGCTCCACGTCTCCATCCTCCACGTCCAGGAGTGCTATGTCGCCCGCGAAGAGACCGTCGATGCGATAGCGTGCGGTCGCTGGCCAGTCGGCGGCCAGGCGCTTGCCGGATAGCAGCCGCTCGCCATCGGCATCGTCTACATCGAGATACCATCCATCGGTCCGCTCGCGGTATGTGATGGTCAGCGTATAGACCGCGTCGCCCAGTGTCAGTATGTACTCGTAGACTGGATAGGTCTCGGCTGGATCTATTGGTGGCAGTCGTAGCATGCTACCTCCCGATCATCCCGCCGGCACTATCCACCAGCGATGCCAGCCATGACTTTTTGCGGCTGGTGGCACCCGCGCTAGGGCTAGTGGTGGAACCAGCGCCACCTGTCTTCTTGGGCGCTGCATGTGCCCTCACGCTGCGCTTGATGCGCGAGGCAGGGATCGTGGTATATTCTGGCGTCACCGTCTCGATGCGCGTCAGCGTCAGGCTTACATGCATCTGTTCGCCATCACCTCGGGCCATAGCGCCCTCGGCGGAGACGATGCCCACCTGCTCGGCCCACCACATCGTGACGAGGGTCAGTGGCTGACGCGCGCGCCACCTGGCCTGCAGCTCGTCCCATGCATCCCCGGGGCGCTGCGCATCATGGCCGAGGCTGAGAGGCCATGCGGTGATGGCACCCTCCACGGTGATCTGTGCGGGCTGCAGGGCGGCATAGCTGGCGATCTCGCCGTCATCCTCGATCGGGTGCTTGGTCCACTCGGCCTCCAGGCGCATCTGCTCGGATAGCGCCACGTCCAGCTCCCAGACGATATCCATGGCCTGCGCGTCGAAGAGGTAGATGCTCATGGGGCCCCCGTGACTACGGCCCGGCGGTTGGCATAGGCGGCCTCTATGGCTGCTTGCGTGGCCTCCTTGGCTGCCTTCACCACCCTGCGCTGCACCTCTGCTGGCGACATGCTAGGTGCGCTATTGACAGTGACATGCACCGATCCGATCTGTGCCGTGGGCCTCACCGTGATCCCACCGCCGATACCGCCGGAGATATGTGCCCTGTGGCCTGCCCGGCGATAGGCCTTGATCGTGCGCTCGAAGTCTGGGCCGTTAATACGCAACTTGCCGGCAATTTTGGACAGGCGCCCTATCGTCGCATCGATCGCTTTCTTTGTCCATTTATATGCCGCACGAGCTGCATCGGCGACAGCATGCCATGCATTCGCCAGCGCCTGCACCACCCAGACCGCGGCCCTCGTGGCACCGGACCATATCGTGTTCCATATGTCGCGCAGTCCCTGCCAGATGCCCGTCAGTAGATCGGATAGCCACTGCCAGGCGCGCGAGATGGCGCCGGTGATGGATGACCATGCATCACCGATCCATCGCGCGGCCCGGGCGCCGACGTGCCCTAGCCATTCGAAGAGGGATATCAGATGGCGCACTAGCCAGACGATCCCCTTGATAATGTAGGTGATGGCTTTCAGGGAAAGGAATATCGCGAAGCCGATGATGCGTGCGATCCATGGAAGCGCGGGCTTGATCAGCTTCCATAGGCCAGACACCGCAGCCCTGAATGGCGGCCAAAATTCTACCAGCGCCGGCTTGATGGATGCCCATAGCTCGGCGGCCGCGGCACCGATATCAGCGAATGCCTGCCTTGCCTCCGCTACAGCAGGCCCGCTATTGCCGAATAGGCGGCCGACTATTGTATCATGCCCACCTTGTGACCAAGCCCAGAGATCCTGTATTAGCAGCGGGATCATCACCAGTGCTGCAATCATGGCCGTAGTCCGCAGATTGGCCAGCGCAGACATTGCTGCCACACGACGCAGTGCCCGCGCCATGCGCCAAAGCACTGATACCCCCTTAGCCAAACCTGACCAAACCCGCCGCACGGCCATCGCTGCGAGTGCGCCCCCGGCGATCTTTGCGGCCATGGTCAAGCGCATCAGCATGCGTCTGATATTGTCACCCTGTTGTGCCCATCGCGTAAAGGCCCGCAGATGGCGCGTCAGTGTCGGCAGGAGCTTGGCCGCGATGATGTTGCGCACGCCCTGAATCGCCCCCTTGGTGCGCAGCATCTCGTCCTGGAAATTCTCTGCGGCGGCGGCTTGCTCCTTCGTCATGACGATGCCAAGGCGGCGGGCCTCGGCCATCATGTCGCGGATTCCCTTGCTGCCCGCGTTCAGCATGGGGATCAGCTTGGCGCCGCTGCGGCCAAAGATCTCCATGGCCAGCGCTGTCTTGCGCGAACCATCTGGCATCGCCTTGAAGCGATCGGCCATTTCCAGCAGGAGGATATCCTGTCGCTTCAGATCGCCTTGCCCATCGCGCACATTGATGCCGATCTCGCGGAAGGCATCGGCGGTCTCCTTCATGCCCAGTGATGCATCTCGGGCGCGCTTGCCGATCTGCATCAGCCCCTTTTGCAGATCGCGAGCATCACCGCCCGAGAGCTGCACGGCATGGACAAGGGCTTGATAGGTCTCGACTCCCACGCCCGTTGCCTTGGCGAACTTCGCCGCCGCATCCGCCGCAGAGGCATAGTCCGTGGTCAGCCAGCGCAAGGCGCGCGATGCTACCAGGGCGGTAGCCGTGGCCTTCGCCGCAAACATCAGGCCGCGCATGTCACGGCGCAGGCGACGTGCCTCACGGGCCGCACGCGAGAGCTTGCGCGTGGTCTTGCCGATGCGTTTATCGGTGACCTCCAGCCCCTTGCTGTCAGCGCGGATGCGCAACCGCGCGAACATATCGCGAATGGTCAGCGCCACTTACATGCCCCCTCTGGCAATGTCGCCCAGGATCAGCAGATAGGCGGTCTCGTACACATCGGCATAGGACCACAAGGTCTTCACGGTGATGGGATCGTAAGACATGATCACTCGCTGGTACTCCCATCCGCGCCATAGCCGACAGTCGCGCAGCGAGCGCTCTAGTGCGGCTATGGTGCGCTCGCCGTCGCCGTCTGCATCAGGCCCTGCGCCCGCTGCCACAGCCCGCGCAAGATCGGCGACAGACCCATCAAGAAAGGGCCGTAGTTCACCTTCAGCACCCAGCCGATAGCTCGATATGCCTCCAGGAGATTGCCGCCTGCATAGGCCTCATCCCTTGCCAGCGAGTCGCGTAGGCGCTTCCCATGGCGCTTGCCGCCGGTCTCCGTATAGCGCACGGTATCGTGGAGGATGCGTGCGATCAGTGCCGGCCCGCCTTGATCCATGATCGCCTGGGGCAGACGTCCGACAGCGCGGCCGAGCTCGCCGGCATCAATCTCCGCATCCAGATCGCCGCCGCCACCAAGGAAGGCGGCAAGCATGCCGCCGACCGGCTCACCAAGCAGGCCAGCGAGGATCAGTTTGATCTCAACTGCCTCATCGAAAGACCATGGGATCGTCTCGTATTCGTGCGAGACGCCATCCATATCAGGGATCGTGGTAGTGACAGGGGTACGCGGCATGATGCCTCCTTCCGCGCGTGGTGGTTAGACAAGGCGATTCTGCCCCATGTTGTATTCTGGCAGTGCCACAGTGATCGCCCACTCGGCGGAGCCAGCCTCTTTGCCCATCTTGATGGGCGCGCGCTTCTTGATCCAGCATGCCTCGGCGGCCAGCAGCGTGGTGCCATTCAGGTCCTTCAGCATGAAGGCGCCGGCGCCGAGCCCAGTCAGTAGGTCGGTCGCTGCCATCTGGGATAGCGTCTCGTTGACGGGGCTGCCCTGCATCAATGTGATCGTGCCCTCGATGATGTTGTTCTCGGTGTTCTTCGACCGCATCACCGAGCCATGCGAGCCGGTGGACGTGAGCCAGTCATCGGCCGGAAAGTCAAAGCTGATCACATCGCCATCGGCGTACTCGGTGATCGGCACACCGGCGATCATCAGCAGCACCTCATCGAGATTATAGTGTCTGACCATGGGTCTCTCCTTGTGCGCCTAGCACTAGCCGTCGAGCACGCCGACGTTGATCGTGATCTCCTTGATCGCACCTGCCAATGTCACAGTGACCGGGATCGTTGCCTTGCGCGCAGTGATGTCAGCGCTGGATACATCCGAGATGTCGGGCGTGTTGATCACGGTCTCGCCTTCGGCGAAATGCCCCACACGCTCGCCCTTGCGGGTGACGCTGCGAATCGCACTTTCGATCATGCCAAGGCCCGCGTTTGTGTAGGCGATCTTCTGACCGCGCGCGGACATGTCAAGACGTAGCTGCGCAATGGCTTCCTCGATGCGCTCGACGAGCCAGTCCTTGATCATCACCTCGTCGATCCAGTCGCCATTGGCCACCTTGCCTTCCCCGGTGGCGCCCACGCCTTTGAGAGTCAGGTACAGGTTGCCGTTGTAGCCAGTGACAGTGGTCTTCTCGCTGGCGGTGATGTCATCCACTGCAACGCCAGTCAGGGTCTTGTCATAGGCGACGGTGCTTTGCTGGTCGAGGTCAACCGCGTGGACAAGGGCAGACCATGCGACGTCGCCATACTCGGTATCGGTCGCATGATAGAGCATCGCCGCGCGGGAGGTGCTCGTGCCATTGATCGTCTCGAAGGCATTGCCGGCAGTGCCAGAGAGGATGTCGGAGTCAGAAGACTGCACCCAGGCGAGCTTGCTATTGCTCGTCGCCCAGGCGGCCAGCGCCACCTGATCCGCCTTTGCACGAGACATCACGCAGTAGGCATAGGGCTCGTCCTCGCTGCCATTCACTGCAGCCAGGAGGGCATCGAGGCTGGTGGTCAGCTCGCCGCCAGCGGACTCGTAGGTCACCTTGCCCACGAGCACTTTGGTCGGGTGGTTGACCTGCGAGAAGAAGGCGGCCACCGCGGCCTTAGTGCCGCTGTCAAGATCCCCGTCCGCCTGCGCCGACGTGTTGTCTTCGTAGACCTCGTAGAGCTTGCCGGAGTAGGAAGCCCCGGCGGAGCAAACGGCGATCAGGCCGAAAGATGTTTTCTTGACGGACTGCGCCGACCCATAGAGGTTGACCAGGATGTCCGGATTCCAGGTAGTACCCATCGAAAAGTCTCCTTCCAGCGACGCTCTATGACGTCGTGATCGGGATGTCCTCTGACTCTATGGTCGCAACCGCGGATTCGTCAGACGACACATATAGCACCGCTAAATCCACCGCGGCGGATGGCTCCCATTCGGTCGAGCGCAGCTCGGCCGTATCCAGGATATCACCCAGGGCGCGGATGCCAATCCCTGCATCTCGAAGCAGCGCCTTTTCTGTCACTCGGTGCGTCGAGTGAAGCAGGTCGTGAAGCAGGTCTGCGCCGCCGTCTCCATAGATCGTGACCCGTAGGTGCCCCTCGGTGCGCGTGTAGCGTCGCTGGGCGGTATCGTATTGTGCGCCTGGGTCTATGATCTTATCAGTCGTGATCTCGTAGGGCGTGGCAGATAGCCGGTGATGTGCGGTCCATTCCAGCACGGCATATGGCAGCGCGGGCCGTGGCGCATCGGCGATCTCTGGGCGAGCGCGGATCACCGCCGCGAGGCTCGGCAAAGCCGTCTCTACCCAGGAGATGCACGTGGCCATGGCGGCGGCGCTACTCATCGTCCCCCACCTCGGCAAGGATATATGCCTTGTGCGGCAGGCCTGTCGCATGCATCGAGTAGTCGATAATCCCCACCACCACGAGCTCCCTGCCCTGCCAGGTGACGCGGTCGGCGGCGGATGAACCCCCGCCCATCGATAGCGAAGGCGAGCCCTCTACGTACATCATCCATCGGGCGGATGCTCGCGCGGCCTCGGGCAGTCGCTGCAGATCCTCCTGGCCGATGGGCACGATCGTAGCCGTCACCGTATAGGAGGCCCCTGCGCTGGATGTCCACTCGCCATCCGCCCATGCGCCAGTCTGCGGCGTGACAGTAACCGTGCTTGCGCCAAGTAACATTAGGCACCCCCCGCTATCGGTTGCGGGGCGCGGCCTGGCGAGTCGCCGGCGATCCTCTTGCGCCCGCCATAGACCACGCCGCGGATCGTGTCTAGGAGGTAGCCGCGCTCCACAATACCAGCCTCTTCGACCTCCGCGCGAATGCCATCGCGTAGCCAGATGGCGATCGACTCCAGCACGGCGGCGGGATCCTCTCCCGCTAGAATGCGCTTGCCGCCGGCCACAATACGCTCGTCGATCTCGCCCTCATGTGCATCGATGTAGCGGGCGATCATCTTGTGGACGCCATGCACACCGGCGACCTTCGCCACGGGCGTGGCACCGCGATCCGGATAGCGCGGGCGCCCAGATAGGATGCCCACGCGAATCTCAATGTTGTCCGCCTTGTCCAGGCTCTCCTGGATGGCGCGCCAGCCGAGATCCCTATCGGTGATCTGCAGGCTCACTGGCGGCCCTATGGCGTCTGGTGCTCGGCTTCGCCTTCGGCTCCTTGGCTGGCTCCTTCGCGGGCTCATCGGCGATGATGATCTCGCCCATGCCCATTGCCACCAGGCCGCGGGCTTCGCGCTCGGGCAGCATGACGTCACATCCGGCCAGCAGGCGTCCTAGGCTGGTGCGCCGCGCGTTCTTCGTGATCCGTACTCGTACCCTCTTCATGATCAGTACCCCGATCCCAGGCCGGCCATATCATAGACACTGGCCTGCCATAGCTGCACTGCCGCCGCCCGCGCAAGGGCAGCGGGGGTGCTTGATGTAGTGCTTCGTGCATAGACCTCGGCAAATGGCCCGGTCTTTTTCGAGAACAGGCCAATGCCGGCATCGCGCCGGTAGGCCAGGCGGTAGACGCGGACCCACTCCTTGATCCCCAGGAGCACCTGCGGAGGGTGCGTCTCGTCGTTGCCGTCGTCGTCGGTCCAGTCGTGGCCCACATAGTCGTCGCAGTCCTGCGCGGCAGAGGACAGCCAGGCCTCCAGGAGCGTGTCCTCTGAGGAGTCAGAGACGCCGCAGTAGGCCTTGATCTCGTCCCCATAGGTGGCCCAGTCGTAGGTGTCAGCGGCGCTTGCCACGGCGGCGCCTCTTTGGTGGTGGGTTGGGCGCGTCGTCTCGGCTGCGCTGCCCGTTGCTGGATTGCGGGCCTTTGCGGGCTGCAGCCTCGGCGATCGGCTCGGCGGCGCCTGTCTGCACGAGGGCTTCGGCGACATGACGCGGCCGGCGGATCACCGAGCCAGCCGAGACACGCGCCCCGTCGATGCGGGTGTCTCTGAGCAGGCGCACCTCTACCGTCTGCCTCGGGAGGTACCACGGTAGAGATGCGCCGCTCATGGTATGTCACAGCCTCTCGGCCTAGCTGGGCGCGGAATCGAAGCTAGCCTTGTTGAAGGCAGTCGCGGTCAGGAGCGCGTGCGCCCACATCTGCGAGTAGCGGACCGTCTTCTTCATATCCGTAAAGCCACTGCCAGTGTAGCCCCAGACCATCTCGGCCGCGCCATTGTTGACGAGTTCGCTGGCCATGGTGGGCTCGAGGAGCAGGGCCTCGCCTTCGGTGACGGCTGCGGAGAGCACGACGCGGAGAGATCCAATCGCGCGCAGTGGCACAGTGTCCACGATGGCGATGGGGCCAAGCGCCGTCATCACATAGTGACCATCCGAGGTCTTCGCCTTGATGATCTTCTGCCAGTCCAAATAATTCAGGACGGCATAGACCTGCCGGTCGGTGGGGATGGCCGCGGCGGCCCACAGGAGCAGGTCTGCGCGGGTATCGCCAGTGGAGAGGTCGCTCCACTTTTTCGTGACCAGATCGGTGTCATTGAAGAAGCCGGCGAGCTGCTTCGCGCTGGCAGTCGCATCGCCATACATCACATGCCATTCCAGGACACGACGCTGGCGATCGCGGATCTTGCCCTCCAGGTAGGCGGACAGGCCAGTGGTAGATCGCAGCCGCTGCTCGGTGACAGTGACAAAGATCGCCAGCGCCGCGAGCGCCTGGCTCTTATCCTCCGTCTCGATCCATCCGGCAGGCAGGGAGGACTCCTCGGCGGTCAGCGCATAGCGCGTTGTGGAGACACCATCGCCCACATCCACATCGAAGTTGACAGTGTCGGTGCCGAACACGAGCTTGTTGTTGGCGGCATCCACGCTGACCAGCGTGAGCTCCTTAGTCGCGCCGGTTATGTGGATGCGCACCGTCTGTCCAGGGATGAATCCCTGCACAGCATCCACGACCACATAGTTGACCGGGGTAGTGCCGCCGGTGCCGGCCGTCTTGATCTGCGTCCGCAGGTAGCCCTGCGCTCCCTCGGCGGTCGAGCGCGAGTAGTGGTAGGTATCGCCCGAGATGGGGGGCGGCTGCTGGAGGATGTCGAGCAGGCCGATGGGCTGTTCCAGGCGCTCGATGACGCCCGGGCGGTAGGTCGGTGGCGCCAGGGCGCCGACCTCCGAGGATCCCACGACATCAGTCTTGGCGCGGACGGGCAGGCTAAGATCGATCGGGGTGCCATTGATGCGCAGCTCTCCGCTCATCCCGCCCTCAATCCAGGCCTTGACCTCCGGGGTGATCAGCCCGGCACGGGTCGCGGCCTCCTGCCGCGGAGCCTTGAGGCGTGCCTCCAGCTCGTCGATGCGCTCGGTGATGGGCGTGACAAGCTGCTCCAGGCGCTCATCATCACTGCGCGTATCTGCCTTGGCGGCATCGGGCTCCTTGGCACTGCGCCGCTCGATCACCTCGATGCGTGCGGCGAGCTGCTCGGTGCTCTTGCTCACCTCGCCGATGGCACTGGCCACCTGCTCGCCAAGACTATGCACTGCGGACAGCACATCATCCTCGGCCTTGCCTTCATCGGGATTCTGGTGGGGCGCGGCGGCCTTGATCTTGTCATCGGTGGCCTCCACCGCCTTATGGCGCACAGGCGCCGGGTCTTTGGCACTGGTTTTCATTTGCATCTCCTTACATCGGCGATCTGATGCGCCAAGTGGTCTATGGCCGCCACTATCGCAGCCCTGCCGGGTGCATGTGCGGGCAGCTGGTAAATCTCGGTATAGGCCTGCGGGTTCGCCCCGCGGGCCACAGGGCCCACCTCGTATAGCTCCAGATCGGTCAGGTGGCGCCGCCCATCATCGCCTTCCCTCCATCCCCGCTCTTGGAAACTGAAGCTCGCGCTCGGGACAGCCCCGCTGTCGATGCGCCATAGCAGCTGCGCGGACCCTACCCCAGGCACTAGTGATGCCTCGAAATATAGGCCATGCTGATCCTCGCGAAGCGCAGTGGTGACGCCCACTGGCTGTACCCATGGTCCCTGCATGATGGCATGCCCGAAGTAGACTGGGCGGATAATGCCGCGCTCGCGAAGGGTGCGCTCGAAGGCGCCCTGGTCCACGATCTCATCATAGCTATCCAGGACACCAAAGACAGACGCATATCCCCTGATGCCCCACTCGGTGGGATCGGGCAGCGTCGATATGGATGGCGCACGGGCTCCCATATCATGCTAGCCTGTCAGCCTCCATGCCCATTGTCAGATCAGGATGATCTTTTCCCGCCGAGCTCGGCGATGGCCTGAGCGAGATCTTCGTAGTGGCCAGCCTGCACCATGCCGGTATTCGGGAGGTCAAGCGCGGGATGATAAGGCATCTCCAGACCGAGGCGCTCCGTGATCATGTTGGTGGGGTAGCCCAGCTTCGCCAGCTTGAGGCCAAGCTCGACGCGATCCGCGAAAAGCTGGATCGCGATGTCGGTGCCGGTGAGGTCGTACCAAAGACGCACATCCTGCCCATAGACGCGATGTATGGCCTGGGTATTGATGGCGCCATAGATCTGCCCGAGCACCGGGAACAGATAGTGCGTCCACCAAAGGTGGTTCGCTTCCCTGAAGTTATTGAGAATCGCGCGATCGAGAACCCCGGCCACGGGAGGAGGCATACCTATCACGGCGAGGATCTCGTCGCGCGAAAAGGTGCGAGTGTCAAAGTACTGCAGATCCTGGGCACTGGGTGGCGGATGGACGGTCGCGGCGCCGCCGATCACCCAGGGCGTCCCGTCCTTCTCCGCGCCCTGATAGCCATCGATCAACTGCTGCTTTAGGCGCGTGCGCTGCTCCTCGGTGGGCCCAAGGGGGGTATCGATGCTGACGATCAAACCTGGCGCGACCTTGTTGCGGAGGTTGTAGCGCTGCCGCTCGCCGGCATAGTAGTCGGTATCGATCGGGCGCATGGCCGCCTGCAATGGGGACATGCCGCGCCACCACGAGCTGGGGCTCGGCGCACGGATATTGATCAGTTGGCTTGGGTGATAGGATGTGCCGGCGACCGTGTAGCGCAAGGGGAGGCGCGTGATCGGATCCTCGTCCGCGGCGACAGACTGTGGCGACAAGATGGGATACAGGGAAAAGATGCGGCGGCCACTGTCCACGATGGCGGGGCGCAGAAAGGCATTGCCCACGATATAGTAGTGCATCGCGATCACCTGCAGAAACTCCGCCCATCCCCAATAGGGCGGTGTCTTGTCCGGCCCCATGGGCGCCTGCAGCAGCTTCTGCAGGGGATGATCGTCCGGCGCATTCTGCCATCGCCCATCGGCGCGGACTTGCACGAGCGGCGGCAGGGATGCCATGGCGCGAGCATTGCCAGTGATAGCTGCCCAGCTCCATGTGCTCGCCATCACGAGGCGATCAAGATCGCTATCCTGGAATCCGACTGCGGGGATCAGCCAGCCATCCGGCGCCACTATCAATGTGAAGTAATCGCCGGGCGTCCGGCTCTTGGCGGCCTGGGGCTGCCCCTCGGCTTTCGTGCGTCTGCTGAATGGCCACATCTTATCACCTCATATCATGCGCTCAGCGAGAAGCTGAATGCGCTGTCATGCTGCTGATATTTCTCGATCCAGATCATCGCCATAGTGAAGGCATCTACGCGGTCGTCCCGCCGCCGACCCGGGAACCCCGTCACCTCTGCCAGCCAGTACTCTACCCATGGGTACTCCTGCGGATCCGGTAGGTAGACGTGCCCCATCTCGACAGCGGCGGTGCAGGCGGAGGCCCGTTGGATCTTCGACTCGCCCTGTACGCTGATACCCTCGACACCCTCTATCTCTGCCTGCACGGCCTGGATCACGGAGGGGCCATTGGCGCTGCGCTCGATGAGGATGCGCAGAAGATCACTATGGTGCTGGCGCAGTTCGCGCACGGCCTCGATGCTCGCGGCCAGGCCCATCTTCTGGCGGATCTCGCGGAGCAGATATCTATCGCGACCATGGACACCCCAGACCTGGATCACTGCATAGTCGGTATCGCGGGTATGCCCGCGCTGTCTTCTGTTCCGGTTGAAGTCACAGCTCGCCACCGTCCACTCCCATGTCGGCCGCGCTCGCGGCGTCCAATACCGGAACCAAGCGCGCTCGAAGATCGTCCCTGCCGCAGGGACTGGCTGCTGTTGATACTGCGCGGAATAGGCCGCCTCGCCGATGTCCTGTCGTATAGCCGCCAATCGCTCACTGGGCAGTAGCTCCGGCGCCAGGGGCTGGCCGTCCTCGGTGCGCGGGTCGCGCCACTCCAGGGGTGTCCTGCAGACTAGGCGGTGATCATACTCGGCGGGGAGGATCAGGTGCGTCCACTCATCCGCGGTCTTGCCGAGAAGATGGCCAGTCATGTCCATCTCATGAAGGCGCTGCATGATCAGCACCTCGCGCGAGTCCACGCGATTTTTACGCGTGCTGAAAACGGTGTCGCGCCACTGGGCGATCTCCTCCAGCTTCGTCTTGTCGCCATAGGCCTCCGATGCATCGATCGGATCATCCATGATCAGGACGTCGCCGCGAAGGCCAGTCATGGCCTGGCCGGTGGTGCGCGAGATCCGGTATCCCCCTGCATCGGTGGCGAAGTAGCCCTTGGCGTCCTGCGCCTTCAGGAAGCGCCACTCGGGGCGGAACAGGCGCTGATACCAGCCCGAGACACATATCTCCCGATGCCGGCGCGCGTCTCTGAGGACTACATCACCCGCCGCGGCAGTCGCTAGGATCTGTGTCTCGGGGGCGCGGGTCCACATCCATGCGGGCCAATAGACGGAGACGAGCAGGCTCTTAGCGAGGCCAGGTGGGCAGTTGATGATCAGGCGTAGGATCTCGCCCTCGCTCACTGCCTGTAGATGCTCGCAAATGGCGTCGATATGCCAGCCCCAGGATAACGGAACGCTCGGGTGGTGGATATGCCAGGCGCCGCGTACAAAGTCGGGGAGACTGCGGCGACAAAGCTCACCGTCCAGGATGCGCGCGAGCTCGCGCCTGGGAAGCTGTAGAAGTGGGGCGATGTCCACACTAGGCGCCATCATGATCCTCGATGGCAGCGCGGATGGCGCGGATCTGGGCATCGGTGAGATCGGAGACCGTGCGGGTGGCCAGCTCTAGAGCACCGCCCTCGGCGCCCGTGAGCTCCACCCGCTTCGGGATCGTGAGGCCGGCGGACTCGATGAGGCGGATCGCCGCGCTCAAGCGGGTATTCGGTGGCACCATCGGGCGCTCGCCGATCTCCTCGCCGTGGCGGTCGAGGATCGGGACGGTGTCACCAGGGGGCATGATGCCGCGCATGATGTCGCGGACGGTGCGCAGCGCCTCCAGGAGGGCATCGTATGCCATCTGTCGGGCGCGCTCTAGCTCGAAGGCGCGCTGCCCTGCCTGCTCCTCCAGGTGCGCTATCTCCCAGGCGGAGACGCGCTCGGACCATCTATGGCGCGCACTCCACCGCTCTATGGTGCGCAGATAGGACGGCGGCTTACCAAGATGCCGCACCAAGGAACGCAGGCTACGCCCGGGGCCCAACTCGAGATAGGCCACAAAGACGGCATGGGCG